ATGGTTCGTTCGCCTTTTGATTTTCCATTGCTTCGCTCCTGTATGTGAATTGGGTCAACGCGGTACTTGAATTCATTGAAATATTTCTCCAGCCCACCGAGCAGGTTCAACCTGTCCGGTGGTATCGCATCGGCTTGCGCCATGACCGCGACCCGCAGACCTTCCAGTGCTTCCCCGGTCGAGACGTGATGCTCTTCGGCCTCGCGCTTGGCCGCTTGGATAACCGGCACGCGATGCGCTGGCGTGATAGCCCCGGCAGTCAATCCGGCCACGATGCCCGGTGGGGAGCCGAGAATCACGAGGTCCACGAGGTTGCGTTGTTCGGGAGTAAGCGACTTTCGCGACGGCATGACATGCACACCCGAGGGTGGCGGTGGTGGCACCGGCTGGTCGGCGACGCCGGGTGTCACGTTGTCCTCGCGGGCGTTTGTGTGTGTTTGTAAAACTCTTTCCGTAGTCACAGGTCTTTCCCTGCCACTTAACTCTGTACTCTGTACTCTGTTATCTGCTTGCGTGACGCTCGGGCGCTCGTCACGCCCGTCACGCGTGTCGATAGGTGGCGTCACGCGTGACGATTCCAACTTTTTCTTCGCCTGCCGGTAACGCTTGGACCGTTCGGCGGAAGTATAGTCGTGGTCGCGGTATCTCATATAATTTAGAACAAGATAACCGCCATTTACCCTTATCAAACGCCGCCCACCATACTCCTGAGAGCGGCTTTCGAAGTCTTCGCGCCCCAAAACCTCTAGTGCGGCGAAGCCTTCTTCGGGGGGGACCAGTGCCCGGTTGATAATTCCGATTCCCGAGGCGGGGACGAATCCATACCAGCCCGGGGGAACCTCGTACCCGGTGTAACCCAATGATTTTACTTCTATTTGCTTGACAGGCTCTTTGAATTCCAAAGGTTCCGCCAAAAGTAGTGCTGTGATGAAAATGTCGCGAGAAGTCCTTTCAATCCAAACAGTTGAGTCAAGGATGCGGCAATCCAGCTTTACGAATGGCATATTGTCACGCTCGTCACGCGTGACGCCCCTCTGTAAAGTTGGTGTGTGACGCGAGCGCGTGACGTCACGCTCGTCACGCGTGACGGGAAATATAGCGGGAGTAGGACCGCCTCAATGGGCGGTCTGACGGCGTATGCGGTCATGGTGAAGCCTCGTCTTCCTTCCAAAATTTCAAATCCGACCGGGGAGTTTGGAAGGGGTGGGGGCGAGGCACCCCCACCCTAACAATCTCGCAGGGAGCGGATTGCTGCGGAGCGACCGCAGGGTGATTCTAGCAGAATTGTACGGGGGTGAAAGCCAGTGGCGTGTATCGAGTTCTCCGGGCCGTACCCGAAGGATTAACCAAGCACCCTAGTCCACTCATTGCGCGGCGTCAAGTATTTTGGGGCACAAAAAAGCCCGAGGCAACCCGGGCTTTTTTGCTCCACTATGACAGGTCATTTCTGAGCATGGTGTCCAAGCGGTGATTCCATCTTGCGATGGCCCCAACTAGCCTTATTCGCTCCTGTCAGCTAACGCCATCCTGTCCTAGTTTCTTTTTGTTCAAATCCACAGAGCCTTTGGGTGACTCTGACTTGAGCGGGAACAATCGGCTGCGGGCTTGTTCTGTTCAAAAGAGAAGTAACCGCCGCCTTCGCCACGCCCGGGTGAATGGTATCACTAGCCGGTGGTTTTTTCCAGCTTGGCTATACGGTCTTTCACCCCGTCTAGCTCTAGCTCTAGCGCGTGGACCTGCTCGCGATAGCTGCGTTGGCGGGCGTCAACTGGAGACGCCCATTTGTGAAATTCGGTGAGAAGGTTAGTCTCGACTCGCTCCAATTGTGCGAGTATCCAACGCTTGTCCTGCTCATCGAGCGCCATCACTCCCCTGCCTTCCCGTCGCTGTACGCCTTGGTGACCTCTTCGGCGTGCTGCGCTTGTTGTTTCAGGACCAGTTCTAGCACCTCGTCGGCGGTGGGGACTCCGGTGCCCTTCTGATGACCGATGAGGTAGAACAGGCGGGCGTTGATGTCTGGTATGGGATGGGCCGAGGTGAAGCCATTGGTCGGCGCGGCGGTGGTGGTGGGGCGTGCGGGTACGGGCTTAGTTGCCATTGAGGTCTTGCACTCCTTGGGGTGGTTTGGCGAGCGTGACCGGGTTGAGTACAACCTCGGCGGCGTCGATGAGGGTTTGGGTCGCCCATGCGTTGAAGCTCATCTTGCGCTTCAGGGCGGCGCGTTTCAGGCGGTTGTTGTCCACCGTGGACAGGCGGATGGTCTGGTTAGTGAAGGTCTTCTTGATGGCCTTCGGCGTGTACGGCATCCGGGTCAATTTCTTTGTTGCCATATAGTTGAATCCGACTATAATTCTGCCTATATGTCAAGCATCGAGTGGAATAACAGCGTATCCTTCACGGTTCCCTTGACCCCGCCGAGTGTCAATCATTACAAAGTCCCGGTATGGTCCAAACCCCGCGCCTACCAGCCCCGCAAGCTCGGCTTCAGGCTCACCGACGAAGCTAAAGCCTTCCGCGATGCGGTGGTCATCTTCGCCAAGCAAATGACGGTCATCCCCGACGACATCCTTGAACTCATCCGCAAGAAGCGCAAGGTCGCCTACCGGGTCGAGATAGATGTTTGGCTCGGTAAGGGACAGCGGCTCGATGCCGACAATGCAGGAAAAATTTGCCTCGACGCGCTCGAAAATGCGGGCGTCATCCACTCCGACGCCTACGTCGAAACCTGCGTGCTCAACATCCACAAGGACGAGCGCAACGACCCCCGCACCAAGTTTTTCGCAGCACGATTGGAGGATTAAATGAATTTTTGGGACCACCCGGTTTTCTGTGTAGTGTGTGGCAAAGAGGTGCCGTCCGACCGCAAGAAGCGGCGCTCGGTGACGTGCAGCGAAGAGCATCAGAAGATACGCACCAACTACCTGCGGGAACGCAAGGAACTCAAAAAGTGCAAGTATTGCAACCAGCCCTCCACCCCCGAGGAGCGCGAGGAGTTCAAACTATGGCGGCGCGACCGCAAGAAGCACCCGCATCTCGTAGCGGAGCTAACACACGCACTGCAACTCGCCGTGACACAGTTGGAAAAGATGGGGTCGGACGGGTTGGCTTCGGGAGCGTATGAGGTATTGAAGAAGGTTGCAAAATGAAGCCCACCGTGCCTAAGATGGACCCAACTCGGCCTAATCCCGAGGCAACGCTCTTCCCCCACGTCTTCCGAGGCACGACCATCGTGGGAAACCGGAAGGGTCAGCCGTGCCGCATCCTGCGGACCACTGGCAATCATCATCTCGTACACATCGAGTTTGAAGACGGCTATCGCATGGTGGTGAGCCGCAAAGTGCTGCGGCGTGGGAGGACAGATGCCGGATGCCAAGCAAATACTCGGGAGCAAGGGGGCGAAGCTCCGCGCCGTGGGGATGCACCTTCGCCACACCGACAATAAGAAGTACATCTCGACCACCGACCATCGCGACAAGCACGGCAACCCCCCGAGCGATGGTCAGAAAGCCAGCACCGAGCACAGCCACGAAGACCTAGAAGCCATGCTGGAACATATCCGGCAGACGATGGCACAACAGCCGGACGAGGAGCAGCAAGCCCCGAGCGCCCCGCCCGATGAGCCGCAGGGTGTGTGATGCACTTCGATTGGCGGCGGCTGCGTAATCCGTCGATGGAACGCGCCGACAATCGACCGTGGCGGGCCGAGCTAACCGCGCTGGTGATGGAGAACGACGAGGTGCGCGAGGACGGGCGGCGCTGCTGTAAGAACAACCTGCTCGCGCTGTGCTACACCCTCGGCTACTGTCTCATCACCCCCGAGGTCCACCACGACGCGCTGGCCTTCTTCCCCGAGATAGACCCCGACCGCACGGTCGATGAACTCGGCAGGGGCATCAAGCGGCGGCGCTCGCTCATCTACCCCCGCAACACCTACAAGTCCACCCTCGATGTGAGCTACTGCGTGCAACTCATCCTGCACTACTACCTCACCCTCGCCATCCTGATACTCAGCGGCAATAAGGAGCTTGCGTATGCCTTTGTTGACCAAGTGGGGAGCTTCTTTATCAAGACGCCCAACCGACCGCCGACTCTCTTTCAAGCCCTCTTCCCAGAACTGTGCATCAGTAAGCTCCCCCTCAGCGGCCAATTCACGGCGGCACTCAGGCAAAACGAGCCTGCGATAATCGAGCCGCTGATATGGGGGAACTCGGTAGACTCTTCGACGACCGGCTGGCACCCGGACGTGCTCATCCTCGATGACGTGAACAACAACCGCAACTCGCGCACCTTCGAATCGCGAGTACGTATCACAAAAGCGTACAAATTGACGCGCAAGATTCTGAAGCCCTCGGGCTTCGAAATGAAAATCGGGACTCCATACGGACCCGGGGATATTTTCAACGACGAGACACTGACCGCCCGCCCCGGCACCTACGACCGCGTGTATCGCGCCGCCATGAGTCTGCGCAGCGGCGAGCGCTTGGACTCGAATGGCTTCCCCGCCGAGGATGAGGTCAAGCTGCACTTCCCTTCCATCCTCAGCTACGAATTTCTGCGCGAGGAATATGAAGCCGACTTCGCCTCGTTCATGTCGCAATATATGTGCGACACCTATGGCTCGGCTGAAATCGTCTTCGATGAAGACGAGATGCTGCACGCGATGGTGCCCGAGGACCGGGTGCCGATGGATGGCAAGGCGTTCATCGTCTTCCGGCTCCCCTGCCGGTCGCAGCGGTGGGTGACGGTATCGGGCGCGGTGGGGCTGATGCACCACGAGCGCATGTACATCGTGGACATCGTGCAGGGCCACTACAAGCCCTCGGTGATGGCGAAGATGATGCACGACCTCGCCCGCAAGTACGGGCTGCACCACATCTCCATCGAGGAGTCCCCGGGTGCCCGGGCCTTACAGCCGGTGCTCGAAACCTACGCGCTCTCGACCGGCTGGAACGTCTACATCCACTGGACCGAGTTCGCCGAGGACTCGGGGGAGCGCGACGTGCGCATCCGCAGCATGGAAGCCCTGATAGCGACCTCCCGGCTGCTCTTCTCCTCGGGCATCAAGACCAAGCCGCTCATCGCGGGCTTCGTCGAGTACGGCATGATTGACGAGACGGGCCTGCCCGATGTCATCTCGCGCATCGCCGACAACCTGCCGGTGAGCGTGCGCAACGAGGAAGCCGACGACGAGGACTTCAGGATGCTGCGCGAGCGCGACCACTACAACTTCATCTACGGGCGCGGTGCCTATGCCCCGCCCGAGCCGGAACCGGAAGAGATGGAAGAGCCGGAACCGGGCATCGAGGACATGACGCACACCTCCACAGGTTTAGAAATCTGCATCCCCGGGCTAGAATACTGAGGGCGAAGCACAGGCGAAGATGGTAACTGGTGGAAGTGACAGGGCTTGGCATTATTCCACGAAGGGCTTGGCAGGACGGGTGTTTGGGTGTAGATTCCTGTCATTCAAACGGGGCTAACCCTAGCTCCTTTATGGGTTGCGCGGACTAACCCGCCATCAATTTCCGAGGACCGCGTATGCCCTCCCCACTTATCGCGGAATCGAATTGGACCCAACCTGTCCGGGCGGATGAGGTCCAAACTCCCCCCGGCTTCGTGCCGGACCCCAAGTACACGGATGCGGCGGTCCTCTCCATCGTTGTGCAGGATTACCAGTCGGCATCGAACTGGCTCAACAATCGCCTGTGGGTGCTGCACTGGAGGGAGTCCGACACGCTCTATCAATCGCCGCGCACGCAGGCCACCTTCGAAAACTCCACCGTGGCCCGGTCGAATGTTTCAAGGTTCAATGTTGCCAAGCAAGTCAACTCCCTAGCGCCCGCCATTTCGGGGGCGATTTTTTCGGACGCCACCCCGTTCGAAATCCGGCCTCGGCCTAACGTCCACTCTAATTCGGCGCGTGCATGGAAAGAACTTATATCAATTCTCTTAGAACTCTGCGACTTCAAATCCGAGCTTTCCTACGGCACGGAAGGCATGGTCAATCAGGGCACGGTCATCTACAAAATCGGGTGGGAAGAATACACCAAGCTCGAAACGCGCTTCGTTCGCAAGGCCGCGCCTAAGCAAATCGACATGCCCCTCGGCGGTCCCCCGATTCTGGTCTTCACCAAGGAGTCCGACGAGTTTGAAAAAGTAACCAAAGAGGTTACACGTAAGCGCCCGACCTTCGAGAAGGTCGAGTTGGGCAGTGTCTATCCCAATCCGAAATGGAACAAGCCCAATCAGATGTGGAAGGCCGGATGGGTGGTGCATGAGGTGTACGTCAACTACGACGACCTGAAGAAGCTGCGGCAGAACCCGGACTATGACATCCCCGATGACGACACGCTGCGCTTCATCTTCACCGCCCCGGACGAAGAGCCGACCGATTCCTCCAGCAGTGCCACGCGCACCATGAATTCCAACCCGGCAGTGCATCACGCCGCAGGCGAGGACTCGGATGATTACACCGCCGACCCGCTGCTCCAGCCCATGCAGGTGCTCGAATGGTGGAGCGAAGACACGGTGCGCACGGTCCTCCAGCAGAAGGTGGTCATCCGCAACGGCAGTCACGAAATGGGGCGCATTCCCTTCCTCAGCGCGAATTTTTGGAACATCGAGAATGCGGGCTTCGGCATGGGCGTGGGGCGCATCGCCGGGAGCGACCAGCGCATCGACCAAGGGGTCACCAACGCCGCGCTCGACATCATTGCCTACGCCGTGCAGCCCGAATATGCCATCGCCCGGGGCGCGAATGTGCCCACGCAGGAGCAACGCAGGAGACTAGGGGGCATCCGATTAGTAGACGGCAACGATGCGACCAAGGCGGTCGCACTCGTCCCGCAGCCGGTGGTTCCGCCCGATGCGTGGCGGTCCCTGCAAGTGTCGAACATGACCGCCGACGCCACCACAGGCGCGGACCAAGCCGCCGTACAGGGCACGCTGCCCGCACGCGGGGGCAGCAGCGTGGGTCGCTCGGGGACAGGAGCGGGGATGCTGCAAGCAGCCGCCCAAGGTCGCCTGCAAGCGCCGGTCGAGCGGGTCATCGACGGGGTGCTCATTCCCTTCCTCGAATTTCTCTTCGATGTGGTCAAGCAGCACATGACCGTGGCCGAGATACGCGCCATGTTGGGGGACACCTATGCTGAATCACTATTCGTGGACTTCCACGACTTCTACAACGCCAACATCAAGTTCGACACGCTCGCGGGCACACGTCTTGCGGCTCGCTCTCGCATGGCCCAAGCCCTCCCCTTCTTACTGGAAGTTTTCGGTAATCAGGCTTTGGTACAGCAAATGGGGCAAATCGGTTGGAAGGTGAACGTGCTGGAGGTGACCAACATGGTCATGGACGTGAGCGAGTGGAAGAACAAGCGCGACCTCGTGGTGCCCATGACCGATGCCGAGAAACAGATGATGCAGCAAAACAATCCTGCGGCGGTTGCGGGGCAGGCCAAGGCTGCGCAGATACAGCAAGAGCACCAGAACGACATGGAGCTAGAGGACGAAAAGATAAAGGGTCGGCTCGCCAACACCACCATCAAGGACCAGCACAAGGCACTCATCGAATCGCCGCTGGAACGGGCCATGAGCTTCGCCGAGCGCACCGCCGACGAACGCCAGATGCAGGCGAGCCAATACTTCGGAACCTCGGGAGGTAGCGTGTGATGGAGCCGACTGTACGCACTGAGCGGCGCTTTGGAGTCACCGCCGACCTGTCCCCGAACGCGCTACAGAATCTCTACGCCCTGCGAGTGAGCGGCGCGTGGGAAGACTTGCTCGACGTATTGGAGCAGTGCTGCATCGAGGTCGAAACGGTGCTTATCAACACCGACGCGGAAGACGAGCCGAAGGTGCTAGCCAACCACAAGATGAGTAAAGCTGCATGGATGATTTTTACCCACATGCAGAACAAGGTGAACGACGCAACCGTGCGGTACATGAACGCAACTATCCCTCTCCCAGTTCAACCACAACTCAGTGCGGAAGAGTTAGAGCGCGAGAACATCCTTAATCCGACCGTTCTGCTCCCCGAGACTGACAACTACACGTAAAGGGGAGTAAACCACCATGAAAAAGCGTTGGGAGAACGAAAAAGACGAGCAGGGCAACCTCATTCCTAATGAGCAAGGTGAGTACGTTCTTCACATCGAAAACAATGCTGGTCGGCGCGTCTCTTCCTTCCGGGGTAAGAGCTTCGAAGAAGTAACGGAGCAGCTAGCGGACGCGCAGGTTCACGCCAACCGGCAACTTGGTCGATTGCTACGTCCCGACCGCGCCCGGGTGCAACAACTCAGGCCACAGCCACGCGAACTCAGTCCCGAGGACCGGCTGCGGTTGTCGAGCGAGGTGACTCAACCGGACACCGTGGTCGAGGCGGTGAATGAAATCGTGACCGCTTCGCAGGGAGCGCCACCGAAAGATGTGGCCGAGCGGGTGAGCACCCACGACAAGGACGCCGCCGATGCCTACTACGCCGCCGAAGCCAATGCCTTCGTCGCCGACCACCCGGACTACTACCCGGTGCAGCAAAATCAAGAAGCCTTGTTCCGCGAGCTAGAGCGGCGACAATACGACCTCACACGCAACAACCTCGCCATCGTCTACGAGGCGCTACAGGAAGAGGGCCGCATCATTCCTTGGCCCGAGAGCGCCGGGAACGACGAGGAGGGCGAGGAAGGGGAAGAATCGGGGAGTAGGCCAACCAAGCCTGCGGCACCACCACCCAATCCCCCTCCACAGCGCCGGTCCATTTCGTCCGGGCTGCGCAGTTCGGATGCCTCGGCCATGCGGCCCCCGCCGCCCAAGCCGAAACCCCTCGTGACGAGGGTAGAGATAGAACGGATGTCCCGGGCCGAATTCCAAGAACGCCTGCGTGACCCGGCTTTTCGTAAAGCCGTGGACGCGCTCGCCTAGCCCCGGGGACTTTTCCCCGCAACGCTCTCGCATGGGAGCCACCTGAAGCGGTCAAGACCCGCACGGAGCCTAATCCTCCACCCAATTTCGGCAAGGGGGATATTCCCATGCGCAGCGAAACCGTAGCCACGTTTGCCGCTAAATGCGGTCGAGCAGTGTGTCAATACGTCCTCATCCCGCTCATCGAGTTCATAGCTGCACTCGGGGGCGGGATGTTTTTTTACACTCGCGAAATTTCAACCACTCGCCTACAGGGAGTGTTGGGCGTGGGCATCAGTCCGGCGTCCAACCTTACCGGCAATCTCCCGCAGTCCACGGTCATCCAGTATTCAAAAACCTTCATCGAAAATTTAAAAGGTATGACGCCGTGGGTGCGATGCACCACGCGCCGAATGCTCGATGAACACTCGGGCAATCGTCTCCAGCTTTTCATGTACCAAAATTTGCCCGCGCCACCCACCACGGTCGCACCTGAAGGGACCATCGGCACGGGCCTCACCGTCTCGGTGGTGCAGAACGTCTCGGTGATGGGCCAATACGGGGACTATTGCAACGTGTCGGATGCGGCGCTCGGCTATGCCATCGACCCCACGCTCGAAGCCCTCGGCGTGCAGATGTCGTACCGGCTCGCGCAGGTCATCAACACGCTGCTGCAAAACACCGCAGACGGCGCGAACGCGGTGGACCCCTTGGTGGCCGCGCTGTCCAAGGATGCGACCACGCCGGTCGTCACCACCGACATCACCGCCGCCACTCAATCACTCGCCGGGGTGAATGCGTTGCCGATGGAAAATGGTAACTACTTGGGTGTCATATCGCCCCTGACAATCGGCGATATTTTGTCCGATAAAAATAACAACTCACTCGTGGATGTCATCAAAAGACATGCCGAGGGTTACGAGCAGTTGCGCGAACTCTTTTCTGCGGACAAGGACACGGTGCCCATCATTGATTGGGGCGGCGTGAGCTTCTTCCAATCCACCTTTGTCAAGACCACACCCAACTACAAGGGCGGCACCGGCACGGCGCTGCGCACCTACATCTTGGGGCGCGATGCCGTCATCGGCATCAGCTTCGGAGCCAAGGACCACACCAACATCGGCGACGGCGACTGGAGAAATTTGCAGGTCTGGATTCGCCGTCTGACCGAGCCGACAGGCTTTGACCCGGCAAGAATGATTGGCGGATTTTCGAGCTACAACGCCATGTATACCTGCACGCTCCCACCGGACACGGTGATGCGGATGCGTTACATCGACGCGGTATCCACCATCCCGGTCTAATCGACTACATTGTGATACAGTGCCGGGCCGATTTTTAGTTCGTAACAGAAGGAGTTACACAATGGGAAACGAACAGGAACGCAAACGGGCCACGGATGAATTGGCGGACCTCCAACTGGAGGAGACACGCCACCGCGTCATGCAGATACGCGGCGAGCAGCAGATGCGGGCGACCCGGGCGATGGCGACGCAGCAAGCCATCGAATTCGAGGCGCGGCGCTCGGCCTATGCCGCGACCATCTGCACCCACCGCAAGGGGGGCATGGGGGTGGAGAACATCCTCAACGGCAACAGCCCCAACTACGCGGTCGTCAAGCACACGCTGTCCCACGGCGAAACCATCGTCGTGTGCCAGCGTTGCCCGAAGGTGTGGCGTCCCCCGGACCCGAGGCTCATCGGGCGCGGGGCCACCGCCGAGGACCGC